ATTCGACTGCAAACTCTTTAGTCATATTCGCGACTCCTAAAGCAATCCCTGTGATGTCTAAGAATTCTTTCTGTCTGAGTATATTATAATTCAATAATTCATTTTTATAGTTGAATTTAATAACGCCATTTGGTCCTTCAATGCCGTCTATAGGATTCCACTGCATTGTATTAGTAATACAATCTAATACAACGAAATGTAATTGATCTTCTTTTTTAGCTATTGTCATTATTTCAAGTCTGGCGCCTTTCATCCAAAAAGAGTCTAAGTTGTAACAATTGTACATTAATTTATGCGTGGCATGTTTATCTTCTTGTAGTATCTTAACTTTTGCTAATTTCATGCCATCTGGTAAAAGCTCCTGTATTTCATTCGGAGACAATATATTATAAGAAAGCCACAAAGAGAACGGTTTTATTGTAAGTTGTATATTTTTCATTTATAATGTATTTGTATTTACTTTATATTACATTTTATTTTTAATATGTGTTTTTAATGTATTCATTTACCCAAAGATAATGATAATATACATATAAGTCATGGTTTTCAATAGAATTATCTGTGAAAGATTCGAGATATAATAAATTACCTACGTGCTTATATACATTTGGCAAATGAAATATTATGTCGTTATATGTGTAATAATTGTAAGTTTTATCCCATAAATCTTGAGAAATGTAGTATTTTATAAAACTATTTAATCCCACGCCTGGACAGCCAAAAGTAATTACTTTTGATATATTCTTACCTCTAGACTGTAATTCAGATGCTGCTAAAATAGCACAGCTTCCACCCAATGAATGACCCGTCAAGATGTAATCGTCGTATTTGTCTATAAAAGAACTTGACCTTTCTAACAACTTTCTAGTTCTTTTAGCGAAACCTCCATGAACTCTAGGAACATCGGTAGTAAAATAAGGCCATCTTTGAGGTAAAATACTAAGATCATCAAAAAGTACATCTCTTGCGTTTTGAGTTCCCGCAAACGCTATAATAGCATTATTGCCTTTATCTGGTGGAAATAAAGTAATTTCAGAATTGTATAATAAAAGTGTTTTTGCTAAGAATTTTGCTAACGTATACATAATAATAAATACATACATTTATTTTATTTATTTAACACGTGTATAAAGAAATAATATATAAATAGGTATGTTGATACTTTCTTTTCTAAAACCTTACTATTATAATGACAATATTCATAATTTTGGTAATATTGGAGTTGGTGGGCTACTTCATGCGAGTATATCTCCTTTATTTACAAAATTTATAGACTTTAAAGCTTATAATTCTGTAAATATTCGTGAACAAGTTTATGAAAATCTAGACGGAACTGTTCTTGACATCTGCTGCGGAACCGGATACTCCACGAAACCAAATAACATAGGGATTGACACATCCAGTGAAATGCTAAATTTTGCCAATATTTATAATTCAGGTAGAGAGTATAAATTTGGTAATGCAGAGACATTTGGAAACTCTAACGAGTATGATTACATCACGTGCATGTTTGCTTTTCATGAAATGCCTGTTTACGCACATAAATTAGTTATAGCAAATGCTAAAAGAGTCGCAAAAAAAGGAATTATTATAGTAGACATTGCCACTAATTATACACCTAAAAAAGTAATGTTGACAGGAGAACCATATCTTTTAGACTATATTAAAACTATCGATAGCACAATGGAAAAACACTCTTTTACTAAACAAGTTATAGTACCTTCACATGCTGAAATGTGGATTTACAATTTTAAATGAATTATTTATGTAATGTATATAATAATGATAAAGGTAAAGAGTTTTAAAAAACTTAAAGGAAGCTCCAAGAAGTATGAAATTACATTCGAAAAAAATGATAAGATGTACACCCGTAAGTTTGGAGCGGCAGGAATGTCTGATTATACCATTCATAAGGACAAGGAACGTCGTGAAAGATACATATCTCGTCATAAAAAAGATCTTCGTACAAATGACCCAATGAAACCTGGATACTTATCCATGTACATCTTGTGGAACAAACCAAGCGTTAAAGCCAGTCTTGCAGATTATAAACGGCGGTTGAATTCATTTAATAAAACCGGTAAATTTCCAAAAAACATTGTCGGTAGCAAAAAGTTGTCATTCGGAACCGTAAAGGATATGAAGAATTATAGTGACATTGCCAATTTCCTCCGCGATAAAACTGGAAGAGATCCTTCTATTGATTTCATTGAACCCCAATTAAAAAGAAATTTAAAGGATTACTCGGCCTCTAAAATTTCCGCAGCTCAAAGAGGAAAAACTGCTAGAAAAAATTTACCAACCAAGAAAAACTTGAAAAATATTCTATGGAACTTAAATGCGGTGTATGAAAATCCAGCTTATGCTGATGAACAAATGAAAGGGGGTACCCCATGGACTGTATTAAATCCAGGTAGAAAAGAAACCGCAAATTGGTTGTATTTAGCCGCTGATACACTTACTACTGAAGATTTTGACGATGATGAACTTTGGTACAACACTTTAGAACACATTCTATCAGAATTCATAGAATTGGACCCAGATAGATTAAATTATTCCCCTGATGTACAAAGAAATTTAACTGTTTCTACAGATAACATAGAAGTGCTTATGAAAAAGATCGGATACTACTTAGACTTTGATGAGCCACGATGGTACACGAGAGCCCACGCGTGGCTTACTGAAGATTGGGCAACCGGTAACGCATTTGGTAAGAAATACAAAGTTCCAGACAACGTTGTTAATAAAAAGCTTTATAAATCTATAAAATCAAAAATCAAACGAGATGTCAAGGGTCGAAGATGGGGAGCCTATGATTCTGGAAGACTTGTAAGGGAATACAAAGCAGCCGGAGGAAAATACAAAGGAACTAAAGGGAAAACAAATTTATCAAGATGGTATAAAGAAAAATGGGTAGACGCCTGTGCTTGGCCTAAACGTAAACCATGCGGTCGCAAGACTAAGGAAAGTATTGCTTATTGCCGCCCAAGTAAAAAAGTAGATTCAAAGACACCCAAATTAGTACAGAAATTGACGGCCGCGCAGCGCAAGTCTCGTTGTGCTCGTAAAAAGAAGTCTCCAATGAAGAGAATCACTAAGTTTGGCGAAACTACTAGTGACGAAAGAGTTGCTTGGGGAGATGGAGAATGGTATATCCACTGTAGTTATCATCCATGGGGTGCTCATTCAACTGTAAGATATAAACCATTTGCTGAAAGACCAGCAGATTATTCTTATCATTATGGTATATATAACGATGGTTTATTAAGATTATGGGCAACCGGGCAGGCTAGAAATACACCGATACCGGTTGGGTTGCGTCAAATATTAATTAATTACTACAATAGACACTGCGTGAATATATCAAAAACAAATCAGAATATTCAAGATTTTTACATTATAGATCCATATGGAACCATGACATTCGGTAACAAGAAAAAGCTTAAATAGGATATGTATAACGACATCTTTTTAGGTCAAGATGACGACTTGAGAGAAAATTTTAGAATGACTCTCATTAAAAGATGTCCAAATGCTCTTAGTCCTCGACTGAGCGATAAAGAATGCGGAAAAAGAGTTACTTCACTGATGTTAAGTATATATTACACCATGATTAAAAGTGAATACATTAAACTAAATACACCCCGTAAAAAAGAAATAAATAGAAATATAACAAAAATGTACAAAAATTATGATCCTCCGAGTGTATTGAATCTAAGAAAGAAATACTTAATAAATGAATTTTTAACAGGTCTACAAGGTGGTTATTATGGTATGATATTTCAACCAAATTTAGCAAATGACATTTTAGAATCTATAGTTACTTAAAAAAATAAATTAGATTATACTATTATGGAAGAAGTACTACCAGCGCTTGGAGCGGGAATAGTTTCCACTATAATTTGTAACCCACTTGATACAATACGTGTGAATTATCAATTGGGTAATAAAATCAAATTAAGTACTAATTATTTGTACCGTGGTATTCAATATGGTATAATAGGTATCCCAACTTTTTGGTCTATTTATTTTCCGATGTACAAAAAGCTTAAAAATGAAATTAACACTCCTACAGCGGCGTACATTTCATGCTGTACGGCAAGTACATTTACTACACCATTTTGGGTCCTTCGTCAGGCGGCGCAATGTAATAAAAAAATAAACATTAGCATTAGCAATCTTTACAGTGGTATTTTTCCCACGTATCTTATTAATTTAAGTTTTACTGTACAGATGCCGATTTATGAATACATGAAATCTAAAGTAGAAAACAATACATTCAATGTATTCGTTTGTACCGCGGTATCTAAGACTGTTGCATCGTGTATATTTTATCCATTGGATACTATACGTGCTAGACTTCGCGACGGTCAGGTGGGTGTCTATTCAAGTGTGCCAAATTATTATAGAGGAATATCTATTTACATTTTAAGGAGTTTGCCTTATCATGTTTCAGTTTTTTGTACTTACGAGTACATTAAAAAGGTTATTTCATAAAAAACTTTGTGTATGAAATAGCTTGTAGGTAACAATCAGCTAGATCGTCTTTTTTCTTATGCTTTTCAAAGAAATCCTGATGGGTTTTTATTCTTTCCCGTGTATGCTCTATGCCTAGTTTTTTATTTTGAAGATATTTACTTTTAGTCTTATGTTCTATTTTTGTATTAGAACACATTAACTTGTATTTAGCTGGATAGAATATAATTTTACAAGCATTGTTTCTTTCATGTTGAATTCTTAGAGTAAAATACACATATAAAGCAGTTGATATATTTCTCATTTTAGGGTTAAAAGAAGGTTGTTTCTCTAAAAGAACTATATCAGCTTCTAAAATGTCCGGATATTCATCCAAAGTTTTAATGACCGACAAGGTTTCATTTGTTCCTGTGCAGTCTAAAATGTTCCAATCTAGAATGTCATTTGTTTCCGTATCGAGAATACAATATGCTAAATTTTTAATACCAATGTCAAAAGAAAGTATAATCATTACTAATGTACATTTTATTTATTTAAATCATTTAATCGCATAAAAAGAACATTGTATTCATTTCACGCTCATCGTTAATTTGTTCGATGTAGAAATCTACACCATATGTGTATACAATTTCATCCGATACGTTATTAATTTCGGGCAAACTAAATAAACAACCCATTATCTTTTATTTATATTAATCAAAGGTTTTATATCTGATATACTTACTTTCTTTTTAATTTTGGGTTTTTTAAGATTGT